TTTACACACTATATGATTATGGTGTCGCAAGATTTAGTTAGGAGGAAAGCGGTTTTGTATATAGGGGGAGGAGTCGTTGCAGCGGCTTTGCTTCACGTTTTAGTTAAGAGAATGAAGTACATAGTATCGAGTCACTCGGATGTTGTGGGAAAGAGGATGTTGGATCTAGTAGACGAGGCTGGCGAAATGCCACTCGCTGAAGGACCCGCTCAAGTGCGTACAGTCACTAGGGTTTTAAACTCTGGTTTGGAACTAGTTACGATCCATCCACCCAACTACGGTGAGACTACGATGATACCCGATTTTACCAATCACAAGAAGATGGCAGCTTACATGGGAGCTATGTGTCGGACCTCACTCAATTTGGGGGTTGATTCAGTGGCAAACAGGTTAGTTGCACGTAGGTGGTTAATGGCGAGGTTAGACGAAGTGAAGGATCTCCGATTGAAGCATAGGGTTGCAATATTGCCCTTGGCCTTGGAGGTGGTGTTCATCCCGTCTAACTATGAGGTGGAGGCTAGAGACATGTCGAAGTCAGAAGCAGTCACAAGACGTTTGGAATCGTATGCTGAGGATCGTTGGGCATATGAAGGACCCAGCTGGGTGCACCCTTTTGGAAGGGTGGTGACCCGGCCCAAGCCCTTGGGGGCTTGAGGGGGCCCTGTTTTAGCACCTGGGGTGGATTCGCCATTGAGCGAGTTCCCTTACCACCCCGACTTGAAGGTGACAGAAACAGGGGGACAAACGAAAGTCAGGAGAACTTATCTCGTAGCTGGACTCGCAGCTAATGGAAGATACCAGGCTTACAACAACACAATCCGAGGTATGGCTAGGGCGGTAAACGAGCGATTGTTCTATGTGAAAATAAATGGACAACCAGTTGAACCGCCTAATCCGGAGGTTGGAATATTTGACAGGAGAATGCGTGAATTTTCAGACAAGCTGGACAAATTATCTACATTTTCTCACCCAATGACGCAGGAGGCATTTGCCTCCTGCTTTCATGGTCGGAAAAGGGAGAGATATGAGACAGCGTGTGAAGTATTAGGTATTTATGGTATTCGTAAAAAGGATGCACACCTAAAATTCTTCATGAAATTTGAGACGTATGACTTCGTAGCAAAACCAAACCCCGTGCCGAGAGGAATAAACCCACGTTCCGATCAATTCCTTGTCGAGTTTGGCCGATACATCAGGCCAATTGAAAAGATGATGTATAGAAACATAGCGAGTGTATTTGGGTACACAGTAGTGATGAAAGGTTTGAACCAGGCGCAACGCGGAGAGATTATTCATGAACATTGGACGAATTTTAGAAATCCAAGAGGTATCATGATTGACGCGAGCCGGTTTGAACAGAGTGTGTTGGAACAAGCATTGAGGTGGTCTCATGGAAGATATTCTAAATATTATCCAGGGGACAGAAGGTTTGCTAGGCTCTGCGGGATGCAGATCAACAATATTGGAAAGGCTCGTTGTCATGACGGCTTTCTCAGTTTCAAGATCAAGGCAAGGCGAGCTAGTGGGGACCCGGACACCGCTTTGGGCAATTGCACACTCTCAGCTGGAATGATTTATTCAGTCATGAAGCACCTTTCAATCACTAAGTACAGAGCCTTCCTGGATGGTGATGATGTAGGGGTCATCCTGGAAGCCGAAGATGTGAAGAAATTT